CTCGCGTCTCCCTGCGGGTCATACGTAATACGCAGGCGTCCTTTATGGTACTGGGTGGACGCAAATCGGAATGTCAAACGAATATCTCCTCTCCATGCATTGAATAGTCCTGCAACGTACGCCATCGGCGTATATACGTAAGCAGTCTGTCCTGTAGTAGAGAGTGTGTCAACGCACATAGGCGTAATATTCTGATACGCCAAAGTGGTATCAACCACATCGGCAGTACTCCACGAAAAACTGTAATAGAAGGACTCCTTCTGGACAATGTGTGAAATAGACATCTCGTCTTCATTGGGCATACCCAAGACTGTAGGATCAACTGACAACTCATTCTTCGCATCCAGCGTCAACTTGTTGAGCGGGAATCCCAGCTCAGTCGAAGCAAAGTTTGCGAACTGCGACACACGCATAGGCTTAGCCTCTTCCAGCACCGGCACATTGGAATAACCAAACAACTTGGCGACCCCAGCGGTGGTGGACGCAATCATGCGTGTAGCTGTAGCAAACCGGCCAAACTTCGGCTCAAGTGCTGCCGCCACGTTCGCAAGTGCAGATGCTGGTGCCGAAATAGGGCCTGTACCATACTCATCCTTACTCTGCATTGAGAGTGAAAGCGTAGAGCCCGATAGCTTAACATCCTCTGCCCATGCAAAGACTTGCACGGATACTCCGGAGCCGACAGTGCCATTGGCACTCGCTAATGGTGTAAAAGCACGCATCTGAAGTGTACCCATCTGTGAAAAATCTGCGTTTTGCTTAACAGAAATCCAATTCTCGGGCCAAAAGAAGGGTAGTGTCATCTCACCAGCTTGGTTATCCTGCGGATTTATCCACAAGTGCGGTCGCTGAGATACCTGAATGCGCGCCAAGGCTGCGTCTGTTGTGAGCGTGCTAGGTGTGAAATTCGGCAGTGGCTGATACGCAACCAACGCGTAACCATGATAGAAGGGTGAAGCATTGACTAACACCTTCAACTTCAGGTTCGCGCGCAGAAAAGCAAAGTTATCAATCTTGCGTTTAATGCGTGGGTCACTGAAGAACAATTGCCATGGGTTGATCGTGAACTTCGTAGTTGTAGCAGCATCCGATTCAAGCCACGTGGTGGTGGCAATGCGAACAGGCCTAGAAAGGAACTGTGCCAACGATGCCTCATCAATGAAATCATCCTCGATAAATGCCACATCGGACGTTGCCAATCCTGCGGTGTCGCCCACTTCCGTATCGTGGAAAATCACAGTCTCAACTTGTTCGGAGACCACATCTGCGCTCTGTGCTGTCATGGGTGGAATGTGCAATGTATCTTCCTGCACAATATGTATGTACTTGGTAATGAAATCAACGTCCTGCTCAAGCTGCGCTAGGACGCGAGTGAGACCTACAATGCGGGCCTCCAACGCTTTAACTTTGTTTTCGGTATTTCCGAGTTGATATTTAACCAGGTAATTTTAAACTCATTATTAAAC